AAGAATGAGTGTTTCCACGGACCCTTCATCCATTCTATGTTTCACGGCGGACCCCGATAGCACCACCCAACCATTGATTGGACAGTTCCAAGCTGGGATGAGTGACCCCGCCACAATGTTGGGAGCTATCACCACATATGAAAGAAGATTGGCTACACAGATGGGAATAGACCCCGCTTCCGTTCAGAAAGTATCTTCCGACCCTAGAAGCGGCTATTCTATCGCGATGTCTAAGGAGTCAATGAGAGAAGCCCAAGAACGATATGAACCGGTGTTTCGAGTTTCGGATATAGAAGCCATTGAAAAGGCCGCTATGATTTCCAATGCTATTCTCAAAACATCGTATCCGGAAACCGGCTATGTTATCCAATATGAGTCCATCGAACTATCCGAGATGGAACAAAAAAGCCAACGTGAAAACATCATAGCGCTATTGGATAAGGGGCTTTTGTCTCCAGTGGATGCCATGTTTAAGCTGTATCCAGATTTGGCAACGGAAGAAGAAGCCATTCAAAAACTACGAACAATCAGACAACAAAAGATTGAATTTGCATAACCCCAACCCAAGGTATAAACCATGAAAACAATAACCCATGAAGGCCAAGAATACATTTTGAAAAGTGAAGTGGATGGAATCGTTCGTGAACGACTATCCAAAGTTACAGAAAACAAAAGAAGCGCGGAAAAGCGTGTATCTGAATTGGAAAGCCAATTGGAAGATATGTCATCCAAAGTGAAGGGAGCGGAAGCCATGGCTTCCCAGCTTGCAACACTCCAAGATGAATTGGCTATTTCCAATCAAAGATATGAACGCCACCAAGCGATAGCCGCCCAAGGAATCACAGACCCCGAAGTGAGGGACCTTGTAGAGTGGCAGTATAACAAAGCCATGGATTCCAAAGCAAAGAAGGATAGAATCCCCATGGGTGAATGGATGGCAACCATGAAAGAGGGTGGAGAAGTTCCCACGGTTTTGAAACCATATTTCCAAGCCCAAGAAGCCCCACAGAACGCGCCCCAAGAATCCGTTCCCGCCAATGTGGATGCAATCCAGACACAAGCGCTTGGAGATGCCCCACAATCCACACCACGTCCATCCACGAATCAAGGTGTGGCACAAGCTACAAACCATTCCACGAGTGGGGATGTGTGGAAGCGCGCGGCTTCTGACTTCGAGTTCTACCAACAAAACCGCGCGGAACTTAGAAAAGCGTACTATGCTAAGAGAAACAACAGATTCAAACAATGATAAAAGACATCACCGCCTATCAAATAGATGGTGAATACTATCTTCATGAGGGAACGCCCAATGGCAACACAAAGAAAAAAATCAAGCGCCGTATCCAAGAAAATCAAGAAGCTAAGAAGCGAGGGGAAACCCATGCGTCAATCCATTGCTATAGCTTTGTCGATGGCTGGGAAGAAGCGCAAAAAACCAACCCGTCCCAAAAGAGGACAAAGAACAAAAACTAACCAAAGAAGAAAATAAGGAGGTGCCATCATGGCAGCCGTAGATTTAACAACCCTAAATTGGAACAATGGTGGAGCCAATTGGAAACAATCAAGTGTTGGAGTAACATACCAAGAATTCAAACTTCCAAAATGGGCCAAACTTGTAACCGTGTTACCAGCGGGCCAAAATGTATTATTCTCATATGATGGAACGGATGGAGGTTCTCCAAGTTCCCACGCGTTCCCCCATCCCGTGGATGCAATTATTCAATACAACCCAGTACAAACAAGCGGTGAACGTAGTATTTTCATTGCAAGTACTACCGGAACCGCTACGATTTACCTCATTTTCGAATAGACATAAGGAAAAGGAACCATGGCCATCCCTATTTACTCCCCCGGTGGTGGGGGGATTACTCAAACCACCACGGAATTTTTGAATCAATCTAGTGTATCAATTTCCCATAATTTCAGTCATAAACCCCGCGTGATTATAGTAGATTCTAGTGGTGAAGTGATTATGGGAGACATACAATATTTTTCGAATTCCATCACCATAACTTTTTGTACCACTGTAACGGGTACGGTATACCTAACCTAACCAACCACACTATGGAGTATTACACCCATGCAATTTTATAACCCCGAAGTCGTCTTTAAGGGCGGCGTAAAATGTGACAATGCACCAACCGAGAATGGACACCTTGTAAGAAAACAAGATGTTGCGGATTTATCTTTCATTTCCGCTATCGCTTCCGGTTCTTCTTCGATGCTTTCAGTCTCGAATGGTGAACTTTCAATTTCCAATCTTGCAATCACAGATGTTCACGTGGACAACACCCAAACATCTTTGGATAACTTTATCACCAACGAATCTTCCACGGCGGCTTCACTTCAAGAAGGTGATGTTCTTATTCTCACAGCTCCAACAGATGGAACAGAAACATACATTGTGAGCGGTGCCAACGGTTCAAGTGCTTCCAACTACACACAGATTGAAAGCCCACTAAGCGCGGCTGAAGTTGGGGCGGTTCTCCAAGCTGGTGATGGAATCAGCGTCAATGCTTCCAACGCTACAATCAGCGCTAATATTGCGGCGGGAACCGGACTTTCTTCAAGTGTTTCCAATGGCCAAATCACTTTTGCGGTGAATGCTACAAGTGACCAAATCAGTGAAGGAAGTTCCAATTTATATTATACTGATAGCCGCTCAAGAAGCGCTATTTCTTTGGAAAGCGTGGCGGGACCTGATGCCAACTTGATGAAATACAACAGTTCAACAGGTGAAATGAAGGTTCTTCTTTCTGATGTCGTTGCTGAATTTTCAGCGGGAACCGGACTTTCATATGATGGAAGTGGTGAATTCTCACTTTCCGCGAATACCGACCAAGTAAGCGAAGGAACATCCAACCTATATTTTTCTGATAGCCGTGCCAGAAATGCGCTTTCCGGTGGAACTGGTATTTCCTACACAAGTGGAACCGGTGCAATTGCCATTGATTTGGTTGGTGGAACTGCTATTGGAATCTCTGGAAATACTATCTCTTTCAATGGCGATAGTGACGATGTGAGTGAAGGAAGTACAAACCAATACTTCACACAAGCGCGTTCACGTGGAAGCATCCAAGCGGATTCACAAGCTGGAAACCTTCTTTCATACACATCTTCCACTGGTGATTTGTTGGTTTCAACATCTTCCGTTCGTGGGGCTTTCAGTGGTGGAACCGCTATTGGAATCACAAATGGCGTTATTGCTTTTAATGGCACAACTTCAGACGTGGCAGAAGGCACCAATTTATATCATACTGCCGCAAGAGTACGTTCTAATGTATCTGCTGAAAGTGTGGCGGGACCTGATGCCAACCTTCTCCAATACAACAGCACCACAGGAGCTTTCAAAGTTCTTCTTTCAGATGTTGTTAGTGAATTCACAGCGGGAACCGGACTTTCTTATGATGGAAGCGGTGAATACTCACTTTCCGCGAATACCGACCAAGTGAGCGAAGGAAGCACGAATTTATACTATTCTGATAGCCGTGTACGCGCGGCGGTAACTGTATCAAGTCAAGCGGATGAGCTTATCAATTACAATTCTTCGAATGGTGAATTCTCACTTCGTCTTCAAGATTTGCGATATGAAACATCCATCACACTTTCCGCGAATACTGCGACAAGCATCACCCACAATCTTGGGAAACAACTTGTTCACGTATCCGCGATGGATGCAAGTGGAAACAAGATTGAATTGGACGTTGTTTATTCTTCCACTTCTGCCCTCACAGTGGAAAGCGCCGTTGGTGTTACTGTAACCGTGGCGGTTTCTGTTTAATCCTCCATAATTCTCCTGTGGGGTGGGGTTGGTGCCCCACCCCTTTTTATTTACAAGGATATGAAAATGATAGAAATGATTGTATTGATTATTGGTGGAATGATTGTTGGTGGTTCTCTCACTTTTGGATTGATGAAGGGAACCCAAGAAGCGCCGGTTCCCATCGTGGTTCCATCGGACCCCGTTGCCAAGGAACTGGGGAAATTGGATGTGGTTCTTCCCATTTGTGAACCGTCATTCATTGAAAAGAATAATGATGAACTATGCCGTGAACTTATGTGCATGACCCAAACCAATAGCGCCACGGGTGAAGTGAGTGGAACAACGTGTGACAACATCACCAACTTGAGAAACAAGAAGGCCATTATTTCATTTTGTGGTTCCCAACATTCAGAAGCGGAAGATGTGGCCAAGTGTATCGACTTGTTCCAAAGGCGTGGAATATAGTTTTCCACAGGTTTTCCACAGGCTATTGAAAAAGTTATTCACAGGTTTTCCACAGGCCAAACCACGCTTCCAGATAGCCACAAAGCCAATTACAAAAAGTTATACACAAGTTATTCACAGGCTATGAAAAAAAGTTATACACAGGTTATACACAGGGTATAAAAACCTTGTATAATACACTTGTGTGGTTAGGGTCGTACCCGTAACAACGAAAGGAACCACGGATAACCCAAAACCATATATAGGAAAAAATATGTCAACAATTACATATACCGCGCTTCAAACTGATGGATTACGTTTGGACGCGATGATTGAAAATGAAGTTCGTGCTCTTCTCCATGATGCGGCTTCTATTCGTAACTCTGGCGCGCTTCTTTTTGCGGGAGACGTGGCGGGAATCGGTTCAGATGCAATTACTTTGCGTTATGCCGGTCTCAATGGCTATGAAGCTATGAACACCGTTTCAGATGGTGCGGAAATCACATCTTCAGCACTCACAACAGCCACCGAAGACATCACAGTGGGACGTATCGGCCTTCGATATGACATCACAGATTTGGCAGCATTGACAAAGCTTGGAAATGACATTGACGTGTTCCGTCTTGCTGAATCTATGGCGGGCGCTTTTGAATCTCGTTTCATGGAAATGGTATGTGGAACATTCACAGGTATTTCAGCACAAGCGGGAACCGCTGGTGTGGATATGTCTGTAGATGATTTCATGGACGCTTTGTATCTTCTTGAAATCGCGGATAACCCTTCCCAGCTTTTCGCAGTTCTTCACCCACGTCAGATTGCGGACCTTCAGTCTTCAATCCGCAATGAAACCGCTAACGCTATTGCGTTCAACCCAGCACACCACGAGCTAATGAAATCTCTTGGACAAGGATACGTTGGTGATTTCATGGGCGTACAAGTCCACAAATCTTCTTTCGTAGTGGACAACGCGGGAAGCCGTGAAGGTGCAATGTTCTCAGCGGGTGCAATTGCCTATGCATTAGGAACACCGGTACCATTGGCAGCTCCAAGCGGTGAAATCCGTCCGGCGGGAACCCCTGTTTTGGTAGAACTGGAACGTGATTCCGCTTATTCTCTAACAAAGATTGTTGGAACGGCGTACACCGGAGCGGCTATCGTAGAACAAGCACGTGCGGTTCAGATTCTCACAGACTCCTAAAAACATTGAATGGGTGGCTTAGGGGCTGTTTTCATGGTTCCAAGCCCCCAAGCCTTTAGGGGGATGTATGTCCCCCACCATCCCTTTTTTTAAACCATGAAACCCTAGGAAAAAACCATGACAAACCAACCTTGGACCGGCGGCGACGTAAGCAAAACAAGCGCCCTACCCATCAAACCAAATTCCCCATTTTGGTATATGCACCACCCCAACACATGTTGGGAGTTTATCCAACATCGTGACAAGTGGATGTTCGTTCCCACTTTCCGCCGTCTCTTTGAACTTGCTGGCGTGAATGGTGTGCGGATGGTTCCACGTGGTGGGACTGACTCCCAGATGGCGCGCGTGAGAATGATGGATAACGGATTTGAAGTTCTAGAATGGGACCTTGGTTATCAAACAAGACATCTAACAAGAAGTGGGGGCTATTACTACACAAGTATATGGGATTCCCCAAAAGTCATTGGAAACCGTGTTGTGTGGAAAGTGGACACCTTAGCCTTCAATGATTGGCGTGTGGAACTTATGGAAGAAGGTGTGATTGACTTCCCAGATTTGGACATTCTATCCTTCTTTGTGGACATGCAACAAAAGCGCGTGGAACGAAATGAAGGAAAGAACATGACACCCCGCATCCAAAAGCAATACGACAAAGATTTGGAACGTCTTGAGATGATGAAAAAATACATTGAACTTGGTGGACCGGTGACGATTGAAGGAACCAAACCCAAAGCCAAGAAGGTGAAAAGAGATGTCTAGAGAAAAATTTGAAGCGTTCACCAAAAGATTAATGGAACAATCAAAGAAAAATGGTGGTAAGATGTCAGAGACAGAAGCGCGCAAAATAGCCGCCAATGTCGCAATCCGCCACGACCGCAAAAATAGCGGGAAATAACCTCC